TAGACGTAAAGACATTTCTATGATCTCAGATTCAGTTGTCGCAAAATTGTTCCCAAGTCCTACAACTGTAGAACCTAATTTGTCAAAGTCTTGTTGAGACATCTTCGTGATGTTTGCAAACCGCGCAAGCGCAGTCGCTGCTTCATCAGCAGACATATTTGTTGCAACACCCATGTCTGTCATGGTTCTTGTAAAGCCTATAATTGCATCGTTTTTAATACCTAACTGCCCAGCAGCCTCAGCTACTTTAGCAATCTCTGTAGCAGCAGCAGGAATCTCTTTAGACATGTTTCGGATCTCATCTGAGAAGAATTGAAATTCTGATTCGGTTGCATCAACTGTTTTACGAACACCTGCGAATGCTGATTCGAAGTCTGAAGCAGCTTTAAAGGCACCAACACCCATAGCTGCAATAGGTGCTGTGACATACATGGATAATTTCTTACCAACATTCATCATTCCATCGCCTACTGCAGATATTTTATTACCTACTTCTTGCATGCGTTGGCCAGTTTGCGTCCATTGTGATGATTGAATCCTTAACTGCTCTGTAACCTCTGCTAATTCTCGTTCAAGGCGATTGTACTGCGCTTGCGCTTGGTTAACTGCATTGGCCTGTCGTTCAATTTGAGCTGACGATGCGGTACCGCTAGCTACCAACTCATCATATCTACGTCGCTGTTCTTGCAACTTGATTGAAGCTGCTTCGAATGAACGTGATAATACATTTTGTTTTTGAGAGATACCAGTTAGTGAATTTTCATACTCTGACCCTCTGGCTCGGATTGCTTGTAATTCACTACCCATTGCCTTCATGTTTCGGTTCACTTGAGCTACTGTACCGTTAAAATTCGAGGCATTTAAACTAAGACTGACTTCTAAACTCCCTATGTTTGCCATATTTTCTCACCGCCTTCTTGGCAAAAATAAAAATCACAACCAACTGATGTCGTCGGCTGTGACCTCTTCTATTTCTTCATCATCTTCATTTGATAGTTCAAACCAAAAATGAATATCCATTTCATCTATTTCATGAAGTTTGTAACCAGCTTTTAATAAATCACGATAAAACTTTTTGATATTTTGATAGGCGGTTGGGCCACTTACTTTCCCTCATCAG